AATGGAAGGTGTAAAGGACACAAATTTGCAACTGCCTGTAGAGGTAGCTAGTGCTATTTTTAGCCCTATGATTTTTAAGTCAATCGTGTCTCCAACTGGCGGTAAGATTTCTGGGGAAACAAAGAAAGCGGTAGAATTATTGCAAAAAGAGGGTGTTTTTCCTACTGCGGCACAGCAATCTGGCTCTAAAACTGCTCAATTTATGGAACAATCAACTGATGCAGGGGAAGCCTTAATAGAAGCGGCTCATAAAAACTTTACAAAGGCTGTTTTGAAAAGAATTGGCATTAACTCTGATGTTGCTGCGCCTGAGTTATTGACAAAAAAATACAATGAAATGGGTGCTGCTTTTGAAAGAACAATGGGTAGTGTCACTGGCGCTGCAAGGAAATCTGATGTTGATGACTTCAGGGCAGCTTTGGAGATTTATCAAGGTCAAGCGCCAAGAGTTAGCGCAGCGCCAATATTCCAAGAAATCTATTCTGCCTTGAGTACGTCAGCTAAAACGGGTCAACGATTGTCTAATGCGATGCTAAGAAGGTTTCACACAACAGTTAACTCAATGACACGGCAGGGCGATCATACTGGTGATGCAGCGAGAGCGACTATAGGAATAGTTAAAGATATAATTGGAAGAAACTTAGGTAAGCAGGGCAAAGAACTTTGGCAAAAAACTAACAAGGAATATAGAGACTTTATGTCGATTGAAAGGGCTTTGGCAAAGGCAGGTAATGCTACGGTGGGTGTGATTACGCCACAAAATATAAGGTCTGCGGCACAGCAAGTTTACGGCAAGAGGGCGTATGTGTTTGGCAAGAGTGATCTCGCAGAGTTGGGCAAAGCGGGATCATTTGCGATGAAACCTTTGCCTGATAGTGGCACGGCAAGTAGATTGCTTACACAAGGCGGTGCGGCCTCTGGAAGCGCAATCACTTCTGGCGGTGCGGGTGCTGCTTTAGGGATGGGCCAAGAAGGTATTGGCGCTTTAACTGTGCTTGGCGCTGCGGCTCCAAGGGTCGCGGCACATTCACTTACATCTCCAATGGGTCAGGCTTATTTGAAAAACCAATTGGTGCAAGAACTTGGGCAAGGGTTGATGTCAAGGATGGCAGCAGCATCTTATGGTGCTAGATAAACAAGGAAACAGGCATGAAAATAGAACCTTTAGATCAGACCCAGATTGAGGGCATTGTTTCCAAAGCGATCAAAGATGCGGTGGATTTCATAGACAGTGAGATTGCGCCACAACGCTTGAAAGCCCAGAGGTACATGGATGGCGAAGTTGACATAGGCCATGAAGAAGGTAGGTCGCGTGTCGTAGCCACAAAATGCCGCGAGGTTGTGCGTGGCTTGAGGCCATCAATTCAGCGCATTTTTCTAACAAATGACAAGTTTGTAGAATTTGTGCCAAAAGGCCCAGAAGATGTTCCAATGAGTGAACAGGCTACATCTTTCTTGAATTACAAGTTCCAACAGCTAGGTGGGTACAAGCTGTTCAATGACTTAATGACTGACGCGATGGTGAAGAAAACAGGCATTGCTTACGTCTACTATAATGACGCGATGAAAAGCGAAATTCACACGTTTACAAATCTGTCAGACGATCAATTTACTATGTTGATCCAAGATGACGATGTAGAGGTGCTAGAGCATGAACAGCGCGTTGTCATATCTCAGGACGAAATGGGGATCGAAGTTGATGTCCCAGAGCATGACGTAAAGATTTCACGGTCAATTCCAGATGGCGACATTTGCATAGAGGCAATCCCACCAGAGGATTTCTTTGTGGATCGCAACAGTCGTTCAGTCACAGATTATTATGTGATGGGTCACAGCACAGAAATGCGCGTTGCAGACTTGTTGGCAATGGGCTTCAGCCACGAAGATTTGCACGGTCTGGACGGATCACGGTACAGCGCCTTAGATGATGAAGCGGAATTTGAGCGCAGGGGATTTGCAACAGACGAGGGCGATGACGAAAACATCAGCGCAGCATCTAAGAAAATCACTGTGACAACTGCGTACATGGAATTAGATATTGAGGGTACAGGTATCCCAAAATTGTATCAATTCCTCTGCGCGGGCGCTGATTACAAGATATTAAACTTCTACGAGGCTGATTGTGCGCCATACGCCATTTTTGAGTGTGAGAGTGAGCCACACGCATTTTTCCCAACTGCCCTAGTGGAATTGGTTTTGTACGATCAGGACGCTGCTACAGCGATGCTACGCGGCGTTCTGGACAACGTGGCGCTGACCAACAACCCTGCTTTGCAGGTTGTGGACGGTCAGGCTGCTATGTCTGACATTCTATCGAACGAAATTGGCAGAGTGATCCGCGTCAAAAACTTGAACGCAATTGGTGAAATGGCTGTGCCTTTCACGGCAGGTCAGACGCTACCTGCGTTGCAATACTTTGACCAACTTGTGGACAACAAGACAGGCGTGAGCAAGATGGCGCAGGGTCTTGACCCTGACGTATTGCAATCAAGCACGGCAACGGCTGTAGCTGCGTCTATGGAAGGTCAGACGGGTCAGGCTGAAGTCATTGCCCGTAACCTTGCAGAAGGTGGGATGCGCCAAATGTTCAAGCTGATGCTTGACTTGATGGTGAAACACACTGACGAAGAAACGCTAATGCGCCTCAATGGTAGCTTTGTGCCTGTAGACCCTAGAGCGTGGGATACAGATATGGATTTGATCTGCAATGTAGGAATAGGCACAGGGCGTGAAAATGAACGTGCAGCGGCATTACAGCAAGCCTTTACAATACAGCAACAAATCTATCAGGGGTATGGCCCGCAGAATGGCATTGTGACGCTTACACAGATACGCAACACGATGGCAGATATGCTTGCTCTGGGCGGCATTAGGAACCCTGATCGCTACTTTATGCCAATGACGCCAGAAATTGAGCAACAGATGCAGCAAATGGCGCAGCAACAGCAACAGGCGATGGCGCAAAATCAGCCTGATCCAAATGCAGCGTTCTTGCAGTCAGAGCAAATGAAAGCGCAGGTCAAAGCGCAGGTTGACATGGCGAAAGCCCAGATGGACAACCAATACAAAATGCACAAGTTGGGCATGGATGACGATTTGCAGCGTGATGAAATGGTGCAAGATTTAGCGATAAAAGTTGCAGAAATTCTTGGTAAATACGGCACGGCTGTTGACGTAGAGCAAGTCAAGCAAGAACAAAATGCAGTTCGTCAGCACAATGAGCAAATGATGAACATGGGAATGTCTGGTGGATATTGAGCAAAGAGCAAAAAGGTCACAAGGACTGTTAGAACACGATTGGTTTAAGGAAACCATGAGGGATTTGCGAGAACAACAGAAAGAAGTTTTCGCAAATAGTGCGGCAGATGAAATAGAACGCCGCGAAGAAGCGCATGGAATGATCTGTGCATTAAATGCAATAGAGCGTCATTTACAGGCTGATGTTGATGCCTTGGCGCTCCTTAAACGGAAGGGAAAGTACCGTGGAAACGACTAACCCAATCAACGGCGATGACATAGAGGCGGTCGTCGATAATTTGATTGTAGAAACGCCTACTAATTCTGAGGAAACTACAGAAGAAACTGTGGAAGCAACTGATGACGGTCAGACTGAAGCTGTGGACGATGTGGTTGAAACTGAGGATGACATCGAAGCCCAGAGCGATGATCTTGTGGATCAAGATGAAAGTCTGGGTGAGGAATACGAAGAAGCTGAAGAAAGCGAAGTTCAAGAGGCCACTACGTTTACTGTCAAGGTCAATGGCAGTGAGCGTGATGTAACCTTAGACGAACTAAAACGCGGATATTCAGGGCAAAAGTATATCCAAGAGGGAATGGCTGAAGTTGCGACATCCAGAAAAGAGGTGGAGCAGCTACAGCAAGAACTATCCCAAGAACGCCAAATGCTTCAGCAAATGGTGCAAACTTATCAGACAGGCGGTGTGCCGCAAGTACCTGAGTATCCGTCAGAGGAACTACGCGATAGTGACCCTATTGGCTATACGATGGCAACTGAGGAATATCGTCGCTCTTTAGAAAAACGCCAAGCGTTTGAGCAACAAATGCAATACGTTGCCCAACAAGAGGCGAAGCAGAAACAGGCAGAAAACGAAAGGTTCATTGAGCAACAAGGCTTGCGCCTAGCTGAGTGGATGCCAGAGTTCGCTGATCCTGAAAAAAAGGCAACCATCGTTAAGGATATGACGGTCAAAGCCAAAAAACATTATGGTCTGTCAGATGAACAGATCAGCACTGTTAAAACGGCTGAAGAAGTTATGATCTTGCGCGATGCTCTAAGGTTTAGAGAACTAAAGGCCAACAAAGCCAATGTCACAAAAAAGGCAGAGGGTGCGCGGCCTGTAGTTAAGCCAACTGCGAAAAGAGCAGAAAGTTCTGGTAGAGCATCAAGGGCTAAAAAAGCTAAGGCTTCGATGCAACGGACTGGTAGCAACGATGACGTTGCAAACTGGCTCCTATCATAAACTTTTGTCAAAAGGACGAAACCAATGGCTGTAACAGCTAATACAAACGAGACATATGATGTCTCAACAATCCGCGAGGATTTGGCTCCTGCACTGGCGTCGATTTCTCCAACTGAGTGTGTTTTCATGTCAACAATTGGCACACGAAATGTGGACAATACATATTTCGAGTGGTCAGAGGTTGATTTGGCGTCAGCGGCAGATAACCGTGCATTGGAAGGCGACACAGGGTTGTCAAACTCTGCGCCAACTAATGCGGTTCGCAAAGGCCAGTACACACAAATTTCCACGAAAGTAGTCGAGGTTTCCTCAACTAACCAAGCGGTAAATGGTGTTGCTGATGCTCAGACTGTTGCCAAGCAGGTTGCGTACAAGCTGTCTGAGATGAAGCGCGACATGGAAAAAATGATGTTGGACAATGTTGCGGCGAGTGCGGGTGCTTCTGGCACAGCGCGTCAAACCGCAGGTCTGCCCGCATTTTTGACCACTAACGCTGCGCGTGGCAGTGGCGGTGCTGATGGAACCACAAGCGGTACAGGCACTTCAGGCTATGTCAACGCGGCTGCTACTGACGGTACAGCCCGCACATTGACAGAAGCACTTCTGAAGGGTGTAATCGCTGACTGTTGGGATCAAGGTGCAGAGCCATCTGTTGTTCTCTGTGGATCATCTCAGAAGCAGACAATTTCCACATTCACTGGTAACGCAACACGTTACAAAGAAGCAGAAGATAGCAAACTGAACGCTGCTATTGATGTTTATATCAGTGACTTTGGGCAGCTTCAGATTGTACCTGCGCGTCACATCCGTTCACGCGATGTGTTTGTGCTTGATCCATCTTATGCTCAAGTGGCTTACCTGCAAACCGCGAAGCAAGAGCCGTTGGCGAAACTTGGTTTGTCAGAACGCCGCCTGATTTCTGCGGAATATGGCTTGCAGATTACTTCTGAAAAAGCGCATGGCGTGATCGCAGACGTATCTTAATAGACACAATAAAGTTGGGGGCTATAATGGCCTCCAACATTCTATGGGAGTTGAAGTATGAAAGTTAAAATTATCACAGACCGTCAGCCTTGGGTTCACGGCGAAAAGCAAGCAAACGGCGCAGAAGTGGAAGTCTCGAAAGATGAGGCAGATATGCTTATTGCCAATGGTTTTGCAAAGGTGGTGAAAGCACAGGCTAAAAGAGCGCGTACAGCAAGCGGAAAGCTGAAAGCTGATGACCCATCCACGCCAGACGTAAATGAGGCATGGGAAGGCGGGAAAGCCCCTAAGAAAGCCAAAAAAGCGAAGAAATAATGAAAACAGATTATCACACCCAAGATGATAAGCTAATTATCAACCGCACACAGGATGTGACAGCGATCTTGGATGAAGTAAAAAGCAAAGGCTCTCAGTCGCACAATGCACGGTCTGATATGCGCCACGTTGGTTCTGTGCCTTTTGTCTTAGTCGAAATGTGGATGAAGGAAAGTGGCCTAAGAATGGGGTCGCCTGAGTTCGCAGAATATGTTAAAAAGAAACTGTTAAGTGGTGACTACGGCAAACTAATTGTACATGGCTACTGAGGGGGCAAGCCATGTGGAGGCACTATGAAGGATATGATGGAAGAATATGGTTCTGTTATGGTCGCCGCGTTCTTAGCGGTTCTAGGCGGCATTTGGTGGGTTGTAAGAAACATCCTGACTAATAAATCGCAAATAGATTTACTGAAGCAGCAATCAGAAACGATGGCTGATTTGTTAAAAGAGGTTCGTGACGATCAAAAGCAAATGGTTCGTGACATCCAGAATTTAGCCCCACGATAAAATGTGTTATACTCCGCAAAAAGGAGTTGAAAATGGTTTGCCCACTTACGTCTATTTTAGTTGGCGTGAAAGTCTTTGCCGCTATGTATACGGTCTGCGTCTATCGCTGCCCAGAGCCTAGCCAATTCTATCACTACCCCTACAGCATCATCCAAGAATACGGGAAGCCATGTCTGGGCTTTATGGTTATTGATGATTGACCCGTTTACGGCTCTTGCCGCAATCAAGGCGGCAGTTTCCGCAGGTCAGGAATTGGTAAACGTCACCAAGCAGATTGGTGAGTTTTTCGATGGCGTGGATGACCTGCGCAATAAGCACAACAAGAAAAAGAACAGCGTCTTTAACAATGAAGATGAAAACGCAATGGAGACTTTTGTTGCGTTGCAGAAAGCGCGGGATGCAGAAGAAGAATTGCGGCAAATTGTGATTGCTACTCGCGGCTATTCAGCGTGGCAAGAATTGTTGGCGATCAGGGCGCGGGTTCGACGCGAAAAGAAAGAGCGCGAAGAACAAATGGCGCGGATAAAAGCAGAGCGATTTGAAACATTTGTTATTTGGGGAAGTGTGGGTATAATTTTTACGTTGGTTATTGGGTTTGCAGTAGTGATTTTATTGGCAACTCAAGGTAAAATCTAATGGTCGATAGCGTCACAAACTGGCCTTTTAGTTTGTCGCCGCCAATACAGCCAAACATACAGCCAAACATACCCGCGCACGTTGACCCTGCCACGCGCAGCAATGTCAGCACAAACCTTCACAGCAAAGCCAGAATGGAACAGGCTATTGAGGTGTTAAGGGCGCACCATAGACACAAAGCGATTTTGACGTATAATAGCAGCGGGAGAATAATCCCCGCAGCAACTTTAAGAACAGGCTTAATTTTGGATTTCGAGGTGTAAAATGAATTTGGCGATGGAACGGGTTTTGTCTTGGAAACTATTGCCGCGTGTTGTGATGGCTGTGATGCTTTGGCAATATGTGGTGGTTTTAGATTGGTTTATGGGCTTGCCGCAAGACACTGTAAGCACACAAGCAACCGCGCTCACAGCAACCGTCACAGGGGCCATCAGCGGTGCTTTTGCGGTTTGGTTAGGACATGAAAAATGATGCAATTACTGAATAATTTGGTTGGCCCTGTCAGCGGCCTCTTAGATAAGTTTGTAGAGGACAAGGATCAACGCGCTGCTTTGGCCCATGAAATCGCAACGATGTCAGAGCGACACGCGCAAGAGGCTATGCTTGCTCAGATTGAGGTTCTCAAAGCTGACGCCAAGGGCAACTGGTTTCAGGCGTCTTGGCGTCCCCTCATAGGGTGGATATGCGGCCTGTCACTAGGGATAAATTATATGGTTAGCCCTATATGCGCGGGCTTTGGTTTGGTCATCCCACAGGCTGATATGAGCGTTATGATGCCGCTTCTGTTTGGGATGTTGGGAATTGCAGGTATGCGTAGCTATGACAAAGCTGCAAAAACGGACACTAAATGATGAACTATGACACTTCTGATGATCCAGAATTTACAAGCGTATGGAATGGCAAGCGCTGATGGAAATGTGGCAGTGGATAATGCTGTTTAGCGCAGTGAGTTTAAACACAATTGTAAACTGTTGGCGGCTATATTTGGAGATGAAAAAATGAGTGACGCAATGCGCAGACTTCAAGATAAGTGTGGGTGTGTCCCAGATGGAAGTTTTGGCCCAAATACCGCAAAGGGAATAGCCAAGCATTTTGAGTTAAGCCCAGAGCAAGCGGCACATTTGCTTGGACAGGCCATGCACGAAAGCGGCGGCTTCAAGAGGACGCGGGAAAACCTAAATTATAGTTGGGAAGGGCTGATGAAAACATGGCCCACCAGATTTAAGACAGAGGAAGAAGCCAAAGAATATCATCGTCAGCCGTTTAAGATCGCGGGGAAAGTTTATTTGCGAGAGAGTTTAGGCAATTTTTCTGAAGCTGATGCTAGGGCGTATATTGGGCGGGGTTGGCTGCAATTGACGGGCAAAATCAATTACCGTGCTTTTGCCTCTGATATGGGTGTCCCACAAGTGATGACAGACCCAAGCCTTGTTGAAGATCAATATGCGTTTGAAACAGCGCTGTGGTTTTTCAAGAAAAACGGGCTTTTAAAAATGGCAGAAGAAGGCGTGACATCTGACGTTATCAAGAAAATTACCCGCAAAGTTAATGGCGGGTATCATGGCCTGTCTGACAGGGAAGAAAAGACCAAAAAAATATATTCTTGGCTAATCTGATATAGACCAAGCCAAGAATATTTGGTTTAAAGGGTTGGGGGCGCAATGCGCGGTTCGCTGTGTTGGGTTTTAGCTACAAAATGTGCCATAATTTTTCACTTTAATCAGCGTCCCCACGAAACATCTCTGCCAGTTTTTTGCTTTCAAATTGCAAATTGGCAACAGCATCTTCTTCGCTTTTATTTTCCTTACTTTCGAGAAATTCAATAAGCACGATCATTGCTGCTATTTCTTCAGGCTGAACGTCAAAAAGTCTGCACACACCATGAAAAAATATTCCCAAATCAGATGTAGACATTTCATCAGGTAGACATCCAACAGCCTTGTCAAATGCGGCTGCTTTTGCGTGTTTATCTGTCATACTTTTACTCCTTGTTTTCTTAGTTGAACGACAAATGTGTTGAGTTCTTCCCGCGCCACAAAGAGGTCGTTTTCAACATTGGGGTGCGGGTCTGCGCGGTTTCGCTCACTTTCCAAGCGATCAACACAACGCTTGAGAAAATCCAATTCAGACTGTTGGGCAGGGTGCAAATTCATTGGCGCTTCCCCTGCCTGATGACGGGCCAAAAGATATTGTTTCGCTGCACGAAGTTGTTGAGGTTATTTAGGGTCGTACAGAGGATTTTAGCGGCCTGTGTTTGGGTGTAGCGACTTTCCGCTAGGGATGTGACCATATCAAGCCTTTCGCGCCTGTGGCGGGCTGTCATTTCGTCCCATGTTTCCATGTGCCGCACAGTCATATGGTCGAGGTTGTTAAACGCCATTTATTTACTCCCTGTCATAAACTGATCAAAGTCTTTTCTTCTAGCGCCCAAGAGTTTCCCTTTCGCAAGTTGTAACGCTCTGCGATCCCATCCATTGTATTGTGTGCTGTCGTTATCCATTGGATCAATGGCGAGTTGAAATTCACCAATGGCGTCTATGAGCATTTCAACTTGGAGTTCAGTAAAGGTGAATGTGTGCTTTTTACCCATTTGTTAATTCCTCTGGTCTGGCTTTTGGTCTAAGTGACCAATCTGGGGCAAGTTTTGGTTCTTGCTCATAGTCTGTGCGGTTGCCATTTATATCAACGCCAACACACTGATCGTGAAATCCATGCAGGTCGTGGAACCTGACAAACTCCTGACATTCTTCCCAAGAAGTAAAAGGTAAGAACGCGATAAAAGCAAAGCTGAGACTATTCATCGACGCGATCCTTCAGGTTATATCTTTCGATAATTTGGCTGACTGCCTGATGCGAAGTACCTACAACTTGCGCTATGGCTCTGACAGTCATATCAGCCTTTAGGCACAACAGGACGCGCTCTGCTTTATCAGACAGCTTGTAGGAGCCGTTAGAGGTCTTGCTTGGCCTACCGCCGCTGTACCCGCCATCCTTGCCTTTGATGCCCGCTACAGCGTGTCTACCGCCAATCCTAGACAGCATCTTTGCATTTTCGATTGCTGCCATTGCTTTCATTTTTTCGAGTGGTGTCATAGCCACCACCCTTCATTAACTCCAAACACAACCAATCCACAAAAGACCAGAAAGGTTGCGAAGATGTAAATATCTTCAAAATTTATTTTCATGTGGTTTCTCCCATTGGATACAAAAAGTCTAATTCTTCCTGACGCTTGCGCAGGTAATACTCTTTGTCAGTTTCGCCGCCATTGCATTTGCGGCAGTGTTCGCTGATCGTGACAAGCGTACCATACGGCCCGTCACGTTCTTCAGTGAATGTTTTGCAGTTACAGGTTGCCATTTTCAGTTCTCCCGTTTGATACATTATATGTAAGGGTTCGCTTCCAAGATGTCAACAGCGTTTGTATAATTATTTTAAAAAAGGTAAAAACTGCTGTCAGTCGTTACCTTTACTTGCAGTGTGCTTTAAAAAACTGCCATTCGTCAAAGCTGTCTGACCAATTTTGAAGGTGCAGCTTTGGTGTTTTGCTGCATGGGTGGTTCCCAAGGCGGCGTTTTAAGCGTCTACCTGCGCGGTAAATTTGGTCATCCACTTTTTTGTTGTCGTTTAGATCGAAGGGCTTTGAATAAGAAATTGTCACTTCCTCATCAATTGTACCAAATGTTAGCCAGTGATCGCCGCGTAATTTTTCAATCAATTGATTTGTCATTTTGTTTTCCTACCAAGGGATTTCATCATCAGGGTGATCTGGTAGCCACACAATATCATATTGGTGCATGGCTATCAGGTATTCACGAAGCGTGTTGCCCCACATCAGAGTGCGTCATCTAGTCTGGTCATCCAGATTGCAATGGCTTGTGTCAGATGCTTCATGTCAGCCACCCTAGCGGCGTCTGCAATGTCCCACTTAGTGGGGTTGGCGCTGCAATACCCTGTGGGTGTTGGTGCTTTATCAGCAATGGGTGTTGTGTCCCATTCGTGAGTATTGGGGCGGTTGCCTATGGCGTTTTCGTTGAGCCAATTAAGCAAGCCCTGTTTGTCAGTGGGTACATCACAGGCGCATCCGTCAACGTCACGCGCTGTTATTCCAAACTCGCGCTTGGCGTCAGCTTGAGTTCCCACCCATTTGCCGTTTTGTGTATAGAGTTTCATTTAGGTTCTCCCATTTGGGGGGGGATTTCTCCCCCCTTTTGTTTAAAAATTGTAGTCGTGAAATTTGCGCGGCTTAGTCGAAAGGAAATGCCGTCCATTGGTCGAGTAGAAGTAACCATCTTTGCGCTGACGGGCGCGGATCACGGGGTACTCAGGGTTTGATTTGTAAGTCCAACGCTGATCGCCTTGGTTTGTGCAGTGGCCCGCAAAGCCGCCAGAAACAATCTCAGGCTTCCAGTTTTCGTCCCACTCTGCGTCCATTACACGGATTTCGATTGTCTTTGGTGAAACAACTTTCACGATTTCATACGGGTGAATGTCAGACCAACCACTATGATTTGCGTGGGTGTATTCGATAGCTTCGACGCCATATTCGTATTTGCTGTTGTACTCACCGCAGTGGCTAACAGGCAAATCTTCGATGAAATCTTTAGCGTCCTCTTGGCTGTCAAAGGTCGTGGTGACTGTTGACCCTGCAAGCAATCTGTCATTACGCAATGTTTCGACATAAAATTTATTGGTAGTGCGGCTGCGTGAACCATCGCGTGTGCTGATCGTTTCGATTACTGTGACTGCGTATTTGGTAAGCATTTGTGTTCTCCTTGTTTCTATACATTATATGTAAGCTATCCCTTACAGAATTGCAAGGGGTAACTTACACTTTTTTTAATTATTTTTAAATTATTTGCAGTACGGGGCGGGATATTTTTTTACGGATACCCCAATATTGGCTTGCATCGACAAGGCCACGTTGATCCAGAATTTGCGATCCTTTCACAAGCTGAACGTGGCTTGTGGTTGTGACCATATAGAGGTGGTTGGGGTTGGCGATATTTTTGACAAAGCTGTTTAGGGTAACTCCCTTGGTGTGCATGATGTCCAGAGCCTTAAAATCTATGTTTAGGTGTTCTAAGACTTTGACGCGATCATAGTGGTGTGTGCTTCCGCGCCATCTTTTCATTCTTTTGATATAGCGGCATTTGTCTCTGAAGATTTCCATTGTTTCGCGTAATGGTTTCTCCGCTACAACGGCTACCGCCTGAACCCCACAGTGGGGGCCGTGAAAGGCGTCTTGGGGAAGTTGAAGGTTAATCATTATACGCGCTCCACTTTTGTGACCCTGAACATAATATACTGATAAAGGTGCGTTCCTTCCCAAGTTTCGTTTCTGAGCGAAACCACAGCCAGATCAGCGTCATCTGCTTCAATAATGCGAGTGCAAAATACGTCAGGATTTCCGTGATCGCCAATTTCATATGTGACTTTAAATTTAGACATTTGTGTTCTCCTTGTTGCCTACAGATTTGGGTGGGGCCGTAGCCCCAACTGATTAGATTTTCTGGAAACCTCGACGCGCTACCACATAAGTGTCGCCATCTACAACCATGCGGTCATCAACCATTGTTGATCTTTGGCCCATGCCATCTGGACGATGACGCAAAACGGTGACATCTTCGTTGTAGTCTCCATTTGGCATTTCGCCGCCATCACGCATTGGCAAAAATTCTTTTTTGATAGACCAAGAACCCATGACGTTATTTGTGTAGCGGTAAGCATAATTAAGCATTTCCTCAACGCCGTGGTTTACGAAGTCAGATGCGTCAACTTCTGCTACATCTGTATAGCCAATGATGTCGCCATCGCGGTTGCTGTCTGCGTGTTGTACGATGATTTTCATGTCGTTCTCCCTGTTTCCTATACCATTATATGTAAGGTATCCCTTACATGATTGCAAGGGGTAAATTGACTTTTTTGTAGATAATTGCAATTTTTTTTTATAAGAGGGAAAAATGAACAGTATCACGATCAGAATTGACGGTCAGCCTGTGGCAAAGCAGCGTCCGCGATTTAATATGAAAACTGGTCACACATATACGCCAAACAAGACGCGAGACTATGAGAAAAAGGTTGCCCAATGTGCTTGGGTCGAAATGGCGAAAAATAAATTTAAAATGACAGATAGGCCAATTCATGTGGACATGACTGCGGCAATGGAAATCCCCAAATCTTGGAGCAAGAAAAAGAAATTTGAAGCTGAGTTTGGCGGGATACATCCAAGCCGTTGTGATCTGGATAATGTGCTGAAATCTGTACTGGATGGCGTCGAAGGTGTTGTGATGGAAAATGACAAGCAAGTGAGGTCATTCTACTGCAAGAAAAAATATGCAGCGCCATCTGACGGGCCGCACGTTGTGGTAAGTTTCTATTGGGAATAGCTGTAGTCTGGGCCGTAAGTTTCGCGCCACAGCGCGGGTTCTCTGTGAATGGCAATTTTAGTCGTGTCTAACATTCCCTGATGATGACCCTCACACAGCGGTATTGCTGTTTCATCACCGCGCTTCAGTGTGCCAAATCTTTCATGGATTGGGTGGTGCGCCTGTGTTGGGCTTCTTTGCACTTCGCCAAACCGTTCACAGACGCAGCACTTTTTCTGCCTTACCTCATGCAGAAACTTTGGGTTCTTTTTCGTTTTTGGTTTCTTCTGACCCAGAGGCGGTTTCTTCGCTAGGTTTGTCATCAAAAATCTCTTTAGACTTGTCGCCATCTGCGATGACTTTAAGTTTGCTTGTTGGATAATGGAACACAATTTCTTGGTCATCCAAAGGATTGCGGCGGTTTGGTGACTTGGGGCTTACTCGAATGTCGCCTTCCAAGAAAACATCTTCAAGTGAGCAGTAGGCCAAGCAATCTTTGTAATTCACTGCAAAGAGGCAAGGAATGTTCATCACTGGCGCAATTTCGTGCCATCCCTTAACCTTGGTATAGCTAATCATAATTGTGGGATATTTAAGCCTTGTGACATACCGCTTTCTGACTTCGACGTAGGCCACGGGCCTGTCGATCCCGTCATCTGGTTTGTGTAAAAAACCGTCAAACAATCCTTTTTTTTGGTGGGCTAAAACATAGTTGGCATCCCATCTTTCGCTCAGATATTGAAGCACCCTGTTTTCGTGCCTGTTGTCCTCATCTAATGAGAGCATTTATTTTCTCCTTCTGTTAGATGTAGAGGGTCACAGCCAATCGCCTCTGCTAGTTTTTCCATGCTGCGCTCGAAGTAAACATGAAATTCGTTTTGTGACATATCGTCGAAGCTGATGCTGTCCGTAGCCTTAACCAATTCGCCCGTGAATGGCGAAACCCTTGTCTTGTAGTACCCGCAAGCAAGTTTCAGTTCGTGATGCAGGTGGGCTTCTGTGGGCCACATATCTGTTGCCTTGACGGTGCGTCGAAGGGCTGACCAATACAGGTTGTGGTGCGGGTTAGATCGCTTGCCCGTGGAGTGCAGATTAAACGTCTGACCCTCTTTGTAGTCATCCATTTTTTCCGCGTCATATGCGGTGACGGGCAAAAGCTGCCCATCACGCAAAAACATTTGTGGCCTGTACTTCATTCGATGCGCCACCAACGCCAACGGTTTTCGCCAATTTGACGCTGTGATCCTCTGAAGCCAAATTTACGCCGCGCATATTGAGAACAGCTTGCCAAAGTATTTACATTGTCAAAAAGGATACTGTCGCCAATATCCATGTCTTTGACGAAACTATATTTTTCATCTGTGGAAAAATTTCGAGCGTTAGGCATTGGTATGCCTTTTTCAACTTTAAAACCCATCATGTTCTCCTTTTTTAAAATGGGATTTCGTCATCTAGGTCTGGCCTAGACTTTTGGTCAATATTCTGACCCTCTGCATAGCGGTTGTCGCCGCCATCTGATGCGGGCTTTGAACCCATAAGGGTGACATCATTTGCCCGTATTTGAAGGTATGTGCGACCCTCATGTTCGCGCACACCAAGTTCGCCAGTGACACATATTTTTGTGCCTTTCTTTATGTATTGGCTTACAGCCTCACCTCTCTTTCCCCAGAATGTTACATCAAAATACATCGTGGTTTTCTTGTCCCCGTAGCCGCTGTTCACGGCTACTGCGAAGGAAGCAAATGGGGTTTTGTCCATACCCCCACCTTTAACTTCACAGTCACGGGTGACATTCCCTGCGATACTAATGACTTTCATATTTTCAACTCCGTTTTACGTTTACTGTGGGCTGCGGTTAGCAAGTCAAACTGTTCTTCAGTCATTTCCTTGCTGTCTAAAAACTTCTGATATTTGGGTTCAAATTTGTCAAATGCAGCAGCGGTACAATTTTCATAGAATTGCAACGTGGCGTCAAATCGCGCTTGGAAGTCAAGTTCCATTGGCTTGTCCATTTGCGCGGGCTTAGAAGCCTTGAAGTCATCAGCTTCTTCTTCGCTGTAAACATCCCCGTGTAGGCCAACTAACTTCAGGATCACACGATCCTTTGCGCGTTTTTCAGCCATCGCAAACGGGTAAGAATTTTTGTTGTTATAAGGTGCAGCTTCGCCAATTGACCATTCGCTTACGTCACCCATGTGACCTGTGACAATCATCACGCACTGCTTTTGGCCTACGTCAGCTTCTACAATCTGTGGCGGGTCAAATTTGATGTTGCGGTGGGCGGCTACTTTTTCGAGTGCCTTGTGAAGCAAGACGAAAGTACCGTGGCAGTCCCATCCCGCAGTTTGTGGTGTCATGCCAATCTCGCGCAGCACGTCACCTACTTTTTCTGGCACATTTGATTTTTTCATTTAACGGCTCCTTTGAATTGCACGGCCTGAAATAAAGGATTTGCCTTTTGTTCTTCAGCCGCAGATTTGACTGCTTGCTCAACCAATTCAAATATTTCTACTGGAAGTGGTTTGTTCGAGCAATTGTATTTCAGAATATTTTTGAAAATATGTGCTGTTACAGCAGAAGGTGTCACGGTGTCCATTTTTTATGTTCTCCAATTTGTTGCCTAAAAAAGTGTTTACAGGAAATTTATTTCAGTGTAAAGGGTCAATTACAACTTTTTATGGGAGAAAAATATGCAAGATATGAATGTTGTACTGGATGGCTCGACGTTGCGCCAATTTCTGAAGGGTGTTAGCGTTGTGGATATTTCCAGAGAAACAGGCTTGGCGCGGCCTACTATCTATCGCGCAATGGAAGATGACAGCGATCCAAGGCTATCGACAGCGCGGTTGCTTTCAGATTATTGTAGCCGCCACTTCAGTGTTGGCGTTGCAAAAAGAAAACCCTGACAATCGTGAGACTGTCAGGGTGGGCAACAAAGTGTGGAATTTGGGAGAACACACACACAATGTGGGGCTTTTATAACACGCCTCACCTCAGATAAAAAGAGGTAAAGATGACAAACACGCCGTGGTTCAAATTTTATCCGTCAGACTTTCTGGCAGGTACAAGTGGCCTCACAGCCGCAGAAAGAGGCGTCTACATCACTGTTTTGGCTTTGATGTACGAATACGAAGGCGAAGTTAAACTGGATCATAGCCGCCTTGCAAGGCGCTGTGGCGTACCGTCTGGCAGCTTCAAAAAGATTTTGGCGGCACTATTAGACGAAGGTAAGCTGATCCAAACGGACACTGGCATATCTAATGAACGTGCCATGAAAGAGATTGCAGATCGCCAAAAACACATCTCCACATTGCGAAGTGGTGCAGCTAAAACCAACGCCATAAAAGCGGAAAAAAGGCAACAAAAACAACGGGCCTCTTTACGCCTAGCGTCTGCTGACCGTGACGCATACCAGATACCAGATACAGATACTACAATAGATACTGACGTATCTATTGATGCTGAAGCATCTAAGGTGAGCAAAGAAATTAAGGCTCTCTGGGATAGAGGTGTGCCGTTTCTGGTGGAGTGTGGGACAGCGGAAAAAAGCGCAAGGTCATTGATTGGCAAGTGGATCAAGGCTCATGGCGGCAATCAAGTGTTTGAGGTTTTCAAGGCAGCAAAGGCGGCGGGGACGGGCGATCCAGTGAGTTATATTACGAAGGGGCTAAAATCAGGATCGACAAATGAAAATGTGGCTGATATGGTCGCTGTGGCAGCAAAGAAACTTAAAGCGTAGGGAGAAACGCAATGAGAACGGAATTTCTAACAAATCGAGTATCAAGCCTTTTGTCGCGGTTTTCGCCGCCAAGAGCAATTGCCAACAATGAGGAAGCAAAATCTGATGAGGTGCAGATCATCATGGAAGCAGTGAACAGATTTGCACCAAGTAGGGGCTATGAAGATTGGTGGCCTAAATTTGAGCGTGAGTTATTGGAAAACCACGAAACGCGATCTTGGCCGCTTCTAAGCGAATTGAAAAAGGCGGCAGGTAAGATTAGAGGGCCGCAGAAGCACTTCACAGACATGACGGGCGACAACGCGGAGTTTTGTCCGTACAAGGCAAACGCGGCAAGAATGAACAACGGGCAACCCGTTTCAGAGTTTTATCTGTACGGGCGTGAGGCAGTCGAATTGAAGCGCAGGGGATTAGTTCAAGATGACATCTTTGAGCGTCACAAGCGCAGCTATTATTATCACCTTGAGAAAGTCTATGGGAAGGAACAGGCTGACCAGATGATTGCGGCCCGTGATCAGATGACCCAAGATGCTTTGCGGGTTATGAGAGAAAAAGGGCTTTGAGGAATTAGGTTTTCATGTTAGCCTAATGATGTCTACTGCTCCTTTAGGGTTAGACATTTCACTGACAGGAACCCCTGTCTGCCTCTTTAACTGCTCCCCTTGGTTTCTCACAGACACAAGGGGGGCTTTTTTTTATTCGCTAGAAATGATATTTATATTCTTGGACGCACCCAAATCAGGACGTACAAAATGCAACCAGAAGATGAAAAAAAGCCTAAAGAACGCAAAAATACGGGCAACATGGGAAAAGGTAGACCCAAGGGCGCTACCAACAAAAACAGCAAATTATTGAAAGATGCTATACTCGAAGCAGCAAATAGCGCGGGCGGCAAAAGAGGTATGGTGGCCTACCTTGAGGTACAGGCGATAGCAAACCCTACAGCTTTTATGACGCTGATGGGCAAGGTGCTTCCCATGCAGGTGCAGGGTAGCGGTAAAGACGGGGAACATGAGTTCACTATTACATGGAAACGATAGAGATAGATTATCGTCCAAGGCCACAAGCGCGTGAATTTCACAACAGAACAGAGAGGTTTGCGCTTCTGGTCGCGCACAGGCGGTTTGGGAAAACGGTTGCAACAATCAATGATCTGATCCGCGCTTGCTTTACGATACCGCGTGACGATGTGAGGGTAGCATACATTGCCCCATATCTTTCTCAGGCAAAAGCGGTGGCATGGGATTATGTGCTGCAATACACCAAAGACATCCCAAACATTAAAGTCAATCACAGCGAATTGCGGATAGATTTCCCAAACGGTGCTAGGCTTAGATTGTACGGTGCAGACAATTACAACGCCATGCGTGGCCTTTATTTCGATCTGGTTGTGTTAGACGAAATGGCAGACTTCCCCGCGTCAGCGTGGCCCACAGTGATTAGGCCAAGCCTTGTGGACAGGCAGGGCGGTGCTACGATCATTGGAACGCCAAAGGGTAAGAATGAATTTTGGGAGATGTACGATTTTGCACAAAATCACCCTGAATGGTTTTGTCGAATGTTTAAGGCATCAGAAACCAAATTGATTGATGAGGGCGAATTAGAGGAAGCGAAGCGAACAATGGGCGAAGATCGCTATGAGCAAGAGTTTGAGTGTTCTTTTGAGGCAGCTATTCAAGGCGCGTATTATGCTCAAGAGATGAAGCAAGCCACGGAAAATAAGCGAATAGTAATTGTGCCGTATGACCCAAGTGTAGGCGTGGTCACGGCTTGGGATTTAGGGATTGGAGACAGCACAGCGATTTGGTTCGCGCAGTTTGTAGGCCAAGAGATCAGGATTATAGATTATTACGAAAGCAGCGGGGTTGGGCTAGATCACTATGCAAAGGTTCTCAGCGAAAAAGGTTATCACTACGAAAAGCACATTTTACCGCACGATGTGCGCGTCAAAGAATTGGGGACGGGGAAAAGTAGGCTTGAAACGCTTGATGCGTTGGGGATACGGCAAGTTGAGATTGCACCGCAGCTAAGTGTGGATGACGGGATACAGGCGGCGAGGTCGATGATTGCCCGTTGTTGGTTCGATGAAGAAAATTGTAGCAGGGGCATTGAGGCATTGCGTCAATACAGGCGTGAGTTTGACGAGCGATTAAAAACGTGGCGCGGCAGACCGTTGCACGATTGGACATCGCACGGTGCAGATGCGTTCAGATATTTGGCTGTTGGCTATCGCCCAGATACAGGGTGGGGAGAGCCTATCAGAAGGAATTTGCGCGGGATTGCGTGATGTGGTATGGTTCCGCAAAACGCGGAGTTTCATATGCCCAAAAAAGAAGATATTGTCAGGCCAAAGGCGCGTCCTGTAGCACTTGAGCGAGATGGAAACGGTGGCTCCAATAAAGGTGGGTCAAAAGTCGATCCCGCAATCACTAGAAACGACAAGTCTTTTGGCTATCACGGTAAAGATGGAAACTACGTCCCGTGGTATGTCGATATGGTCAATGGCGGCGGCATGAACGCTTCAGGTGACACTTTCGAGGGCGGGCCGTACAGCGGCGTCCTTAACGCTTTAGGTGTTAGACCAATGGGAAGCCCTGCATCTGCAACGCCATATGCAAGAGTTGCTTCAAGCGGATCACCATATGGGCAACAGTTTGCCAGTAGTTCAGGTGATAATTATATTGGCAGCATGGACGCGGCAAATCAGTATCCAAGACGCTCTGACGTTGGTGGGATATTGGACAGGCACTTCGCTGCAAATAGACCGCAACCGTCAGGGTTAATGGGTCAGTCACAGCCTGTCGCCGCGCAGACGGGTTATGTTCCAATGAGGATGCCGCCAGTTAGTCAGCCAGTAGTGGCTAATGTGCCAAGCGGTGACGTTGTTTTGGAAAGCGGGCCTCCTGTGCCTCTTGATGAAACTACTCAGGCACAAAACGCGCTAAACCAGAAAATAATTCAACATGGCGGGACGCCACAAGCGTTTAATGATTTTCTTGGGCAAATCAGAAGTGAAGGCAGCACAATGCCATTCAAGGATGTGGTTGAAATGTATCTGCAACGGTTGGCAATTATGAACAGCACACGCGGCGGGTGGTGATGAATTTACTGGAATTTTTACAAAACGGGCCAGAAAGACGCAGAAAGCTAGATGAGGCTGTTGGCAACTTTATGACCCGCATCACACCGCCAAACCTTCGCCCTGCGGCTGAATTTGTGGCTGAAGCAAATCCTATTCAGGGAATGGAAAGGTCAATGCAAGCGGGCAAAGTTGTCTTTGACCCAGATCAAACCGCAGAGGCTAGGAAACGCGCAGCGCTTGATATGGGCGTGGAAGTGGCGTTTGCCGTATCACCCGCAGTTTTGGCGCGTATGGGCTATCTCACGCCAACACAGGGCGTTACAGAGAGTTTGACAGGGCGTTCTTCAGAGCCTTCTTCTGTTGGAGAAGCGGCGGCTAAAACGTACAAAGTTGGGCAATTTTTACAAAAAGCAGACGGTTATAAGGGCGCGGGCGGGAAGCCAAGCGCGGTAATGTTGCCAAATCAGGGACGTTTTGAGGCACGGCCTATTAGCCCCATTGAAGATGCTGCAATTAGCTACATGAAAAAACGAGGCATGGACACGAAGGGGTTCGACGAATCCCCGCCATTCAGTGAGGAACGGGCCAGTTTCGTAGCGGCAGCTTATGATATGATGAAACACGCTCCTGACGATCCAGATGTAAAGAGGGCTTATGACGCGATGATCCAAGAAACTCTGGATCAGTATAAGGCGCTAAAAGACAGTGGCATTGAGTTCAAGTTTTTGAAAGAGGGCATGGATGACCCATATGCAGCGTCCCCTGCTCTTGGCTATCAGGACGTTGTTGAGCGTGGAAATTTGTGGGTTTTCCCAACAGATTTTGGGTTTGGTACGTCATCAGCGTTTGACCCTAAAGCAAATCCATTGCTTCAGCGCGTTGGTAAAATTGGCGATAAAGAGGATGCTGTTGCCAATGATGCTTTCAGAGCAGTTCACGATATTTTTGGGCATTTTGGCTCTGGCAACCCTTTTTTCAGGCATAAGGGCGAGGAACGGGCATTTTTAGAACATAGCAGAATGTATTCACCAGAGGCTAGAGGCGCTATGGCTTCTGAGACAAGAGGCCAAAACTCATGGCTAAATTTTGGGCCGCACGGGGAAGCAAATAGAACAGCTAACACGCTTGATACTGTTTTTGCAGATCAAAAGACGGGTCTGATGCCGCGTTGGGCTTCTGAGGCAGATGGTATGCCAAGTGACCAAGAGCGAATATCATTGATGAATTATTTGCAAAATTGGAAAGCAAATTGACGGACAAAGAAGAAAATAGTGCAGCACTAAATGCTCTTGCGCAAGCAACCAATAATCGTGTCGTGGGCGGGATTTACCATAGGCCGTTTGGTGATTGGGCTAAAGAAGAAGAACAGTTAGAGGCTGAAGTCGAAGGTCTGAAAAGCAATGACGCTGTTTGAGTTTTTAGAGGGCAAAAAGCGTACCCGTGAAGCTGCTGAAGGAATGTTCCCTGACGTTTATCAGGGGCAAGTTTATGGCGGCATACAGACCGCTTATGACCAAGACGGGACGCGGCGTGATTTTCATGCGATGCCAAAGGAACAGTATTCTATAGATCAGCTAAATGCGGCAATGGATGCAAAAGCGTCCAGAAGCGCAGTGAAAGAGCAAGTTTTTGATTACGTCCTGAAACAAACGGGTGATTTGGTATATGCAACGCAAGCTGCAAACGTGGCAGAGTTTTTTCCAATTACAGGCACAGCGATAGGCGGGCAAGAAGGCGCAATTGCTGCACAGGAAGTTATTCCGTATCTGCAAGAAGGTGATTACAAAAGCGCGGCAATAGAGGGCTTAAACGCTGCTCTTGGTCTTGGCGATGTCGCTTTAACTTCTTTTCCCGTTGTTGGCGCAGGTTGGAAAGCAGCAAGGAATATAGCGCCAAATCTCACGGCTGATGCTGTTGGCGTATCTCGCGGGATACTCACAGGCGATGCTGATATGCTGCGGGAAGTTTTTCAGCGCAGCGGCACACCGCAGTCTGTTGGCGCTGCAAAAGTATCGTCTTTGCTCAACAACAGTTACGTCAGAGATGGAGAGGAAATAGCAGATTATTTAGAAGGTATTACATCTGCAAAGGAAGTGGTGACGGGGGAAAGTGAGCCACCAATGAGTAAGATCACAGGCGTAGGAAGCAAACAGCCTGTTGCTCTGAGGCAGCACAAAAGCGCGGGACTGTTGACGGGCGAAACAGTAGCCCCTACGGCAAGATCAATTGACTTCTTAGAGGGCCGTGATGTTCACGCAATTGTTGGCGACCAATCAGGTAGGCACGATATTTTATCTGTTCAAGATTATGCGTTTGATGAACCTGTTCGCAGCATGGCAGGGTTTGAATATATTGACATCCCAAATCAGGGGTATGCGGGCGCATTGAGCGCAACAACATCTAAGTTTAACGAGGCGAAAGACAGCGTTGACCCGTATTATATGTCACTTTTGATGGGGGAAAAATCATCTGACTTTTCGATGCACGAAGGCGTTGTGTTTGGAAACATGGTTAAAAAGGCTGCTTTTGATAAAAAAGACATCCCATTTATAGATGACAAAATTAGAAATATTGGGATGCCTAAAACCTTTAAATTGACGGATAAAGATGGAAATGTTGTTTATAATAAAAATGGCGATCCAAAGACGAAAACCATCACAACGTACCCATTCAAAGATTTCAAATCTGTAAGTGACCCTGATGCAATATTAAATTACATTCAGGAATTGCCATCTGGTACGCATAGGTCATACTTTTTGAAGGGTCTGGACAAGGCAAAGCTGCAACAAAGGGGTATGCCTAACGTGCATGATGCGCGGTTGGCGGTAGCAGATTGGAACCAATTGGGCATGGATTGGGGGACGGTTGGCTATAGAGGATTTACGCCTGATCTTGATAAGGGAGTGATTTCCACAACGCCTGATATGTCCACAACTTACCAAGCGGGCGTTGATAAGGTTGGCGGCTCTGATACGTTCTTAGAAAATTCTAGGGGCATACCTGCTAATTTGCTTTTCAGTGATTTATCTGAAGCCAAAAGGGCTAAAGGCACGGGCGGTGGTTTGATGATGAATAGCGCAGATTACAAGTCATTTGAAAGTAGCCCAAAAGTTGCGCGTCAGCGTATCAGGCCAATAAACATCGACACAGTAAACAGCTTCATGGAAATAGAAAAAAGGTTTGGTCGTGAAGCATCACTGAAGTTTGCGCAAAAGGTTTTGTCTGAGGGTAAGGTCACAGCAAAGTTAATTGAGCAAGCCAGAAAATTAAATGCGCCAACTTGGTTAATAGCTGCTATGATACCAATGGTTGGTATGCACAAAGGGGATCAACATGAGCATCACAACGTACACTGAACTAAAGTCTGCAATAGCTGATTTCTTAAACAGAGATGATCTTACCTCTGTGATCCCTACGTTTATTTCCCTAGCAGAAATAGACATAAACCGCACTATAAGGCACTGGCGGCAAGAAAAGCGGTCAACTGCGGTATTGGACACGCAGTATAGCGCGTTGCCTGATGATTTCTTAGAGCCAATCAGGCTTTCAATTACAAGCAATGACACGCATAGGCTCGAACTAATTGGCAGCGGCGATCTTTTGCAGCGTAGGGAAAACAGCAAAGACACTTCAGGATTGCCGCGTTTCTATGCCCTGACAGGTGGTGCGATAGAGGTTTATCCAACTCCTGATGCGAATTATACTATGCAGATGGTTTACTATTCAAAGCCCGCAGCACTGAGTGGGTCAAACGCTGACAATTGGGTTCTGACAAATTATCCAGACGCATATTTGTATGCAAGCCTTGTCCATTCTGCGCCATATCTTGAGAACGATGCGCGGCTTGCTGTTTGGTCATCATTGAAACAAAAGGTGTTTGATGATATAAACGGTGAAAGTGAGAAGGCAAAAACTGGCGGTTCTGGTAGCCGTATCCAAATTCGTAGCTATTAAGGAGAAAACAAAATGGCTTCTATTGCTGATAGGGTGCTAGACAACGGGCTGACTGTGCTTGACACAGAGGCAAACCGTGTTGACGTAACGAGCCAAGAGGCGACAAGTTACGCGGAAGCAACCTCAACATACACATTGGGCAATGCAACCTCTATTTCGATTTCAGCGCCCGCAGATCGCACGGGTGGTGGTCGTAAGGTAACTTTGAGTGCAATTGCGGGTGGTTCTGTTACTGGCACAGGTACAGCAACACACTATGCTATTGTAGACACAGCAAACAGTAGGCTGTTGGTCACTGGCAGCTTGAGCGCAAGCCAATCAGTCACAACAGGCAACACATTCAGTTTAGACGCTCTGGACGTTGGTATCCCTGATCCTTCATAATTGAGGCGATAAAATGGCAAGATATGTAAACCGCGCAAAAATGTATTCGTCCACCACAGGGACGGGTACGTTGACCCTTACAACTGCGGTCGCAGGGTATCAAACCTTTGCAAGCGCAGGTGTGTCAAATTCTGACACAGTTTCTTACGTTATTGAAGAAAACAATGATTGGGAAATTGGAACAGGCACTTATACATCTTCTGGTACAGCACTGACCCGTACAGTCAGCGAAAGTAGCAACTCAAATAATCTTGTTAATTTTGGTGGCAATCAGACGGTGTTTATTACTGGCCTTGCGGGTGAATTTGCTTTTAAGGCAGATAACCTTTCAGGGTTGGGCAATGCGGGTACAGCGCGGTCAAATCTGGGTGTTGCTATTGGTTCTGACGTACAGGCTCATTCTTCAGTTTTGGATGGGACTACAGCATCATTTACAACCGCAGACGAAACCAAATTAGACAACATAGAGGCAGAGGCAGATGTCACTGATGCCACAAATGTTGGCGCGTCTTTAACTGGATTTTCGACAGACACAGATGCGGCTTCTGATGATCTGATCCCTGTCTATGACACAAGCGCAGGTGCATGGGAAAAGCAAACGATTGCTAACGCTGCATTGGTTGGCCCAACTGGCCCAACAGGGCCAACAGGCCCAACAGGCCCAACGGGGCCGCAAGGCAACTCTGTAACAGGCCCAACTGGCCCAACAGGCCCAACGGGGCCAACTGGCCCTGCGGGAGGTGACGGTAGCACTGGCCCCACTGGCCCCACTGGCCCTGCGGGATCGCCAAGCACTGTGGCGGGGCCAACTGGCCCTACTGGCCCTACTGGCCCAACAGGCCCGTCAGGCGCAAACATTTCAGGTGTTGCATATACAAGTTGGTCAAGTAGTTCAGGCCCGTCAACACAAGGAACAGCAAACTCATGGCTTTGGTGTTTTTACGAACAGTCTGGTGTTGGTGGTTGGGGCGGTGATTACTGGACTACTTTCTACACCTATCGCAAAGCATATAGGACGTTCTGATATGACATGGTTTTTGTTTAACGAAGATAACAGCTATTGTTGTTCCGCAGAGGAAAGGTTTCCTGATGATTGGGTGGCACAAACTACTGCGACAAGGCAGGTCGAATTAGTGGGCGATCAAATAGGTCAGCACAATAGCGACGAGTTTACGCTTCTGACTTACAATCCAGAAAACAACACTGCTTTTATTCCACAAGACACTTTTCTTGTAGGAAGCGAAAGGCACAAGGAAAGGCTGCACCATTTTTTCAGCATTTACTCGCATTTAGAAAAAGCGGATAGGCCGCAAGATTTTGAGGAAGTGGAAAAATATGCAAGAGAGTTGTTGGGTGACGATGTTGTTAATCAATATTTTGAGGACAACATTCTGACAGAAGCAGAGCAGCAAGCGATGAAGGAGTTGTTAGAAGGTGATTGATGCTTGACGTTTTAAAGTCTGATAGCAGGGTAACAAAGGTTCTTGGGGAAATAATAAAAGGCTCACAAAGAGATTGGGCAAATGAAAAGGCTTTCAGGGAATTTACAGAGCAAGAATTTTTAGAGCGCCCTATCCCCGTAAAAGATGTCCCTGCAACTTTCTGTGGTGTGCCGCTTCAGGGGCATGATGATGCTTTGAAAGAGTGCTGCGATTTGTTGGGTGCGAAGAAATCAACAAACAGCATTTATTACCCGCCAAAATCTATGCTGCCTTGGCATACAAACAGCGATTTGGTTGGCGTAAGAACCTATTACACTTTTTCTATGGAAGGTGGGATTTTTCGTTATCTTGACCCAGAGACAAACGATTTTGTTAATGTCCAAGACAAAAAAGGTTGGAACGTAAACAGGTTTCCAGTAATCGAAGGAAAGCCATTTTGGCACACTGTCTGGGCGCGGGGCCGTAGGTTTTCGTTTGGGTTTATGTCGTGACAGAAATTACAAATCTGGTCAGCAAGTTTTACCTTCACTGGTACAACGTCAGAAAACACGCGCATGGAAAGGCAGAGTTGGTTCCCCTGATGAAGCGTATGTGCGAAGTCTTGGGGAAGCGTTTAGATGGTCGCCCTGTTGGTTGGGAACAGGTTGCGCCAGATTATGAGTTTTCTGGCGGGTTTGGAAATTACCATCATATGCGGATTTCTAAGGGTCTTTATATCACGCGATACGATAAAACGATGGATTATCTCAACGCAGATGAAAACGAAGATATTTACGATGTTTTCTATAACTTAACTAATGACAGGTATAAGCAGCATGAAGGTATTTTTGTAAAAGAGCGACCATATAATCTGTTTTGCTTGCAGATGATTTATCCCAAAGATTATTTCAACACACTGGCGGCAATGAAGTGGGCGACAGATAATAAGCAATATACTTTGTTTAAAACGCACCCTGCGGCTGACTTTCATCAAAATTACCCCAGATTTTGGATACACGCAAAGCAAAAAGGTTATGTCACAGAATACACAAAGTTTTGTCACGGATACCGCAGTGAGGAATTAGTAGAAGGGGCTAATTTAGTTTTCAGTTCTGATAGCGCGTTGTCGTTCAAGGCTCTTATAAAAAACAAGCCTACATTTATGATGCGGGCGGGGCCAATGGTTGATTTGATCCCTATAGTGCCAAAATTAGATAGCAGTGTTTTGGATGTTAAGCCTGTTTCTCAGACAGATAGAACAAAGTGGCTAAATTGGTTTTACGCTGTTATATGCAACGACATGGATCGTGATGATTTTGAGGAAAAGATCAATTTCAGAATAGACCTATATGAAAGCGGGAAAAAGGATGTGGACGTATGCAAGTGGGATACTTTCAAGAGCCGTGGCCTTATCTTATAGTAGATAATTACTTTTCAGATGATGATTTTTCACAACTGAAAAAGATCGCAAAAAAGGCATATCTGGGCCAAGGTCTTTCAAAGGATGCACGAAACTTGGTCGTTGCGCCCAAAGAGATAGCTGCCTTAGACAAAAACGATTATTGGCAATTTTATGATGCTTTTAACAAGGAAAGATTTCCTCATACGCAGATTGATAGGGAGTTAAATTTTTTAATCCCAAGTGAGGGGAATTGTTATGAATATCCTGTCCATGACGAGCATCCTGACAAGCTGTTAAGTATTGTGGTTTACATTAGCCCAAATCATGGCTCTGGAACCCAACTCTATACAGAAAGGCAAGTTTTTTTTGGGGAAGCAGAATGGAAGCCAAACAGGGCTTTTATTTTCTCAGGGCAAAGAGGGAAAACATGGCATGGATACAAATGCAAATCTGAACACAAATTCAGGCTCACTTACAATGCCTTTATTAGAAAGAGCCGTTATTGAGATAAATGGCGGCTGTAATTACACTTGCCAAATGTGTCCACAGACAAACCCCAAAAGGCCAAAGGGGTTTTTAAAGAAAATGCCTTTGTCTCAGTTTGAGGATATAGTTGCGCAATGCGCAGAAACAGGCGTGAAAGTGGTAAACTTGGAAGGCTCTGGGGAACCTACCCTAAACAGAAATTTGCCGCGATACGTTGAGATTGTCAGGAAATATGGCGCGAAGCCTATTGTGTTTTCTAATGGCAAAAATATGCGCGGTGACTTTATGCGCGACACTGTGGACGCGGGGTTGGGTCACTTTAGGTTTTCTATAATTGGATATGACAGGCAAACATACAGGAAGTGGATGGATAGCCCCTTCTTTGATCTTGTCGTAGAAAACGCAAAGCAAATGCGGGCATATGCAAAGGGTAAGAATTGCGGTGTTTCAACGTACCATTTGATTTTGGATGTTGATTTGGAAGTTATAGAGGTCGAAGCGTACAAGGCTCTTTTCGATGATATGGACATGGAAATATGGCGTATGCACAACTGGTCAGGTGTTTATAGCCCAGAATATGCCCGCAGCGGCGATATAGTGGGCTGTGGTAGGCCATTTTCGCCTGATGTGGTTGTCAGGGCGGGCGGCAACAATGGGGAAACAGGTGCGGTTCACCCTTGTTGTCAGGTGCTAGGCAATGACGAAGCGGCGGTGCTTGGACATCTCAGCCAAAACACTTTAGCAGAAATATGGAACGGGAAAGAATACGAAAATTTGCGCAGAAAGCACAAAGCCAAGGATTTCCCAGATTTTTGCAAAAAATGTGACTTTTTGATAAAAGATGCAGAAGTTATGGTTTATACCAATATGGATAGACGATTAGGCAATATGCTTGGAACAAGCGTAAACTTGGGAGATTATAAATGAAACCAATGTGGCAATTATTTTCTGGCGCAGCTTCAGATAACTTTATGAATGAGGTGCTAGACGTAGGGGGTGATGCTGCTCTGCAAGAGGCAACTGTTTTTAGCGGGGAAAGCGGGTTAAGGCAAAGCCAAATAGGATGGATTTCTGACAGGAAAGATATTAGGGATTATCTCTTTGAGTTTGTGCAAGCTGCGAATAGGAACGCATTTGGGTTTGATGTGACCAATCAGGCAGATTTGCAGTACACTGTGTATGACGCAAAAGATCAGGGCCATTACGGATGGCACGTTGATGTAAATTGGCAAAGCATAATGCCTTTTGACAGAAAACTTTCAGTCACGGTGCAGCTAAGTGATCCTGACGATTACGAGGGTGGCAACTTTGAGATTGAAGGGGAAAGCCCAGAGATTGATGACGCAAAGAAAAAGGGCAGCATTTTAGTGTTTCCTAGCTATGCAAGTCATCAAGTTACGCCAGTGACATCTGGCGTGAGAAAAAGCCTTGTGGCGTGGTTTGAAGGGCCAAAGTGGAGATGAGAACAAGAGTTTATTATGGTAGCGCTCAAGGACATCCTTTAGAGATGTCGATGCTGAAACCAGAGCCGTTATTTAAAAGCCTCAAAGATCATTTTAAGAAAAACGATTTGGAAGGGCTTTTGAAGTGTCCATCCCTTGCGGCTTCAACGCACAACACTTATGCGATCAACGCACCAGTGGATTTAAGGATTGTTTTGAAGGGCAGTGGGGCGGCTTATTCTTATGCCACTATAAAAGATGGCGATGACTTTGAGTTGGGCAAATGGCACACGATGGAAGGTAAAAATGTTGCGCAGTGGTTAGGTGATGGATATTTAACCTTTTTTGCAGAAGAAAGCACAGTAGCAACCTTGATGCCGCCATACCACCATACAAACAAAATATATGGAATATCTGGCTCTTTCGATATTGGGCGGTGGTTTAGGGCTATGAGTTTTTCATCACGATACCATGAGCCAATAATTATCAATGCGGGTGAGCCTATGGCTTACATAAGGTTTGATAAGCCTGTTGATTTTAAACGGGTGACAATTACAGACGAATTACGGAAAGATATGAAGGCTTGCTTAGAGTTTAAGGCGGCTCATAGGCACAAATCGTTGTCTTACATTTACGAGAGATTTGTGCAGTCTAAAAAGCGGCACAGGGTTCTAAGGCTTCTAAGAGAGCAAATATAGACGAAACTAGCAAAATCAGGTATAGTGCAAAAATCTAAAAGGGGTTGCCTATGTTTGGTTTTTCTTCGATTGCCTCAACGCCATTTGCGGATAGTTCAACGGTTCGCAATATATCGCTATCAGCGGTTTACACGCCAAATGCGCCAATTGTTCCAAACGGGGCAATGTTTGAGGACGAAACCTTTTCCGCGCCAAATGTTTTAACTGGTACAGTCAGGGTGGCAAGCCCTGCAATGTATATTACAACACTGTTTACAGCCAGTGAGTTTACAACGGGCGCGGTTTCTATTGGCAGCGGCGTTATCAGCCAAAATCACGTTATTTCTCTGCATGAAACATCAGATGTCATGGCGGGCGCGGGCAGCGTTGCAAGCGCTAATTTGACGGTCAATATTGTATTGGCTTCTAATGATGTTTCTGCGGCAAGCCCAACTGTTGCAAGCACTGCAATAACGGCAAATCATGTTTTGAGTGCAGCAGCGTTTGATACAAATGCGCCAATTGTAGGCCAAAGTGGAATTTCACAAAACCATGTCATTTCTTTGCATGAAACATCAGATGTTTATAGTGGTGCGGTTGACGTAGGTGCAGCACGGTTCTCATGGCTTGAAATTTACGAAGATGCAGAAACATGGACAGGCCAATCTGTGGGCGCAGAGACTTGGACTGAAGCGGCATAGACCGCATAGCAAATATAGGGTATAGTGCAGCGAAAGCTAGGAGATAGAAAATGGCAACCACCACTAATTACAGCTTTAGCAAGCCTACGGTTGGCGGCTCAGAAAACACTTGGGGTGCAAGCCTAAACGCGAATTGGGACAGTATTGACACAACCTTGTTTAATGCTCTTTCAGGTGCGACAGCAATAACCCCAAATTTGACTGCGGGTTCGTGGAAAATTAGCGGCACAGCGGTCACACCAACTGCGGCAGAGGTCAATCATCTTGGGGGGGTAACAAGCGCGATACAGACGCAGCTTAATGCCAAAGCTGCATTAGGCGGGTCTGCTACTCAATCCTTTCAGGCAAGTGAGGTTGATCTTGGCGATTGGACGGTCACAGAAAGCGGCGGCGTTTTGTATTTTGCGAATAGCGGCACAAATAAAATGAAATTAGATGCGTCTGGCAACTTAACTGTTGTTGGAGACATTGTAGCCTTTGGGACGATGTAATGACAACGCCATCTGGTGCAATTAGTTTCTCAGACATTCAAACGGAATTTGGCGGTAGCCATCCAATCAGTCTGTCAGAATATTATCGTGGCGGCAGTCAAGTTCCAAGCGTTGGCGCGGGGACATCTGGTATCCCCACATCAAGCACAATATCTGCGGATAATTTGAGGGGTAAGTCTAAAACCGCCACTGTTACCTATGATGTGCTTGGCGCGGGCGGCGGCGGTGGCTGTGGGTATCATTCAGAAGCCCCTAACACTAAAAATACATATGCTGCTTCTGGCGGTTCAGCTACATTATCTGGCTCTGGAATTACCACGGTTACAGGCAATGGTGGTAGTGGCGGTGAAAACGGGCTGTACGTTTGGAACCAAAACACTGCGGGCGGTTCGTCAGCACACGGCACAGGCGGCTCTGCGGGCGCAGAGGATAATTCAGGCGGCAATGCGTCTAGTTATGGCGCAGGTGGCGGGGGCGGGGGCGGCAATAATTCTAATGGCGCATCAGGTCAAGGTGGGAGCGCAGGGCAAAGACACACAGGCAGTTTTACTGTGGTCTATGGCACGACCCTAACGATGACTATTGGCTCTGGGGGCAATGGGACAAGTCATTCACCTAGAAGCGGCGGTAACGGCTCTGGCGGGCGCATCAGCTTGTCGTGGGACAGTGAAAGCCCTGTTTACACAAGTTCAACAACGCGGGTGGTGAATTAGCATGACGATTGTACCCTTAGACATCCCCGCAGGTGTTTATCGAAACGGCACTGACTTTGACGCTTTTGGACGTTGGCGGGATGCGAATTTAATTCGTTGGCGGGACGGTTCGCTGCGTCCAATAGGCGGTTGGCGTACACGGGTGGCAAGCGCGATCACATATGCTCCAAGGGGCGCACACGCATGGATTAGTAATAATTCCAGTTCATGGTTGGCTCTTGGGTCTTACAACCAATTGCGAGTTGTGAGCCAAAGCGGGACAGCTTACACCATTACGCCTTCAGGGTTTACCACAGGTTTGTTGGATGCGGCGGTTTTAACAGGTTACGGAAACAGCACTTATGGCACAAGTTTCTATGGGACAGAGCGTCCTGACACTGGAAACTATTCTGAGGCAAGCACCTTCAGCTTGGATAATTGGGGCGAATATCTTGTCGCCTGTAGCCACAGTGACGGGAAGCTGTACGAATGGCAGCTAAACACTTCAACGCTTGCTGCGCAGATTTCTAATGCGCCTGTTGGGAACCTTGGCTTAATTGTAACAGAAGAACGGTTTCTTGTGGCGCTTGGTGCGGGAAGTAGCCCGCGTAAATTGCAGTGGTGCGACAGAGAAAACAATACAGTGTGGACTGCCTCTGCGACAAATGAGGCGGGCGATATTGAGTTGCAAACCACGGGTCGAATAATGACTGCAATAAGAACCCGTGGTCAAACGCTTGTTCTGACGGATGTAGATGCCCATACGATGCGATACCAAGGGCCACCCTATGTTTATGGCGTAGAGCGTGTAGGAACTAGCTGTGGGATAATTTCTAGAAAAGCTGCGGCAGATGTCGATATAGGTGTTTTCTATATGGGGACAGGCGGGTTCTTCCATTTCGACGGTAACAGCGTCAAAGAAATTCCATGTGAGGTGCATGACTTTATCTTTGGTGATTTAAACAAAGCGCAAGTCAGCAAAGTTTGGGCTGTAACAAACGCGGAGTTTGGTGAAATTTGGTGGTTCTATCCATCAGCCAATGCAACAGAATGTGACAAGTATGTGGCCTTTGATTTCAAGGAAGGTCACTGGATGACGGGCCAATTGTCTAGGACAGCGGGCGTTGATCGTGGCGTATTTAAATATCCTTTGTTTATGACTTCTGATGGTAACGTCATAGAGCATGAAGTTGGCTTCAATTACGATAGCAACGCGGTTTATGCTGAAACAGGGCCAATTTCTATTGGCACAGGCGAAAACGTGATGAGCGTCAGCAATCTGATACCTGATGAAGCCACACAGGGCGATGTCACAGCAACCTTCAAGACCCGTATGCACCCAAACGACACAGAGCGCTCCTACGGGCCGTTCACAATGGCAAACCCAACTTCTGTACGGTTTACTGGCAGACAAGCGCGTATGCGCGTCACAGGGGCTAGAAACGCGGCTTGGCGGGTTGGCACAATGCGGATCGACGCAAAGCCAATGGGGAAAAGATAGATGCCCGCGCCAATACTGCCACCTATTGGCCCTGATCTAAGGCAATGGGCCAGACAATTTACGCAGTATTTTTCAAAAAATGCGGCAAAAGTTTACCACAAGTCTAGCGATGATAACCCGTCAGATGACGGTGTTTTGCTTTGGGACGCTGCAAATAAATATGCCGTAATCAGCCAAGGTGACGCTTTCAGGCAAGTTCTGCACAAGAGTGCTGTACCTGCATCTAATGTGGGTTCAGCGGGCGATGTTGCGGGTTTGTTGAGTTGGGACGCAAATTATATATACGTTTGCACGGGAAGTTATGACGGATCGACAGCAATATGGAAAAGGGCAGCATTGAGCGCATGGTAGACGAACAGTTAGAGAATTGCAGGGATTGGATACAGGCGGCGTTAGATCATTCTGGTGGTACGCATGACTTCGATGATATAGCGTCTGGGGTTCGCAAGGGAACCATGCAGTTGTGGCCCGCGCCAAGGGGGTGCATTGTCACTGAAATTGTGGTATATCCTAAAAAGAAGTACATAAACATCTTTTTGGCGGGTGGCGAATTGGATCAAATACTTGATATGGACGATGACGTTAAGCGTTGGGCAAAGGATCAGGGTTGCACTGAGGCGATGATGTCTGGTCGTATTGGGTGGAAAAAACCACTTAAACCGTTAGGGTGGTCGCCACTACACACCCATTTTGTGAAGGAGATTTAAGATGTCTGGTGGGACAAGCCAAGAAAAAACAACTTTGCCAAAGTTCTATGAGACAGGGCTTCAGCAAGGTGTAGGCATGGGGCGCGATATTTCAGCGATGGGATATACGCCATATTACGGGCCAGATGTTGCCGCAATGTCGCCTATGGAAACTGCGGGTATTCAAGGGACACAGCAAGCAGCAAGCGCGTTTGGGATGCCAACAGGGGAAGGCCAATATATGCCAGAGCCAACAACATTTGCGGGCGGCGTACAGGGCTATTCTTCACAGCCTATTTTTCAAGAAAGTGTGGATAGATTTGCAGCGGATCGCCCTGCACAGTCTGCATATTATGACAGTTTTTTCGTTGACCCATACACTGGTCAAATGGGTTCACGCACGGCGCAAAATCAACCCGTTGCGCTAGAGATGACAGCAGCGCAGAAGCGCGGCAAGTAGGAGATAGATTATGGCAGGTGGTGCAAACCCAAGCAACGTAAACCAAGCAGCTTCACAGGGCTTATATGGCGCGATGGGGCGAGTTGGTCAGGGGATGACAGGAACGGCTGCGCAAGGCATGGCGGCGTACCAAAATCCATATGAACAGGCTGTTGTGGATAAGACACTGCGGGATGTTGGTGGTGCAGCGCAGATGGGCATGAATACGTTGGACGCGCAAGCGGGCGCGGCAAATGCCTTTGGTGGCAGTCGCCACGGGATCGCGCAAGCTGAGATGATGAAGGGCTATCAACAGCAAGCGATGGACAAGGTTGGTGCGCTACGGCAGCAAGGCTTCAATACGGCTCTAGGAGCGTCACAGGCTGACCTATCGCGGCAATTGGGTGCAGCGGGTCAACTTGGCGGTTTGGCTAATCAGGCGTTTAATACAGGGCAAGCAATCAGCAATCAGCAAATGCAGCAAGGTGCGCTGCAACGCGCTCTGAACCAACAGCTTATGAACGCGGGCAAGGCTCAGTTTGGGCAATACGCGCAACAACCAACACAAGGCTTGCAGACCTTCATGGGCGGCAGTCGAAGTTCGATGCCGTCAATGGGTGGCAAACAGAGTTACTACAATGCGGGCTTGATGGACTACTTGATGGCGGCGGGTCAATTTGCGTAGGCATAAATGAACAGGCAAGAACTAGAAGCGTTAATCAGACAGACAGCGGTGCGCGAGGGTGTGCCGCCTGAGTTGTTTATGAGATTGGTTGGCGCAGAAAGTCGTTTCGATCACAGTCAGGTTAGCCCAAAGGGTGCGATAGGTCTGGCACAGTTAATGCCTGATACCGCCAAAGAATTAGGCGTTGACCCGTCTGATATGGGCCAAAACCTTACGGGTGGCGCACGATATTTGCGGCAACAGATGGACAGGTTTGGCAGTTACCCCTTGGCACTTGCAGCATACAATGCGGGGCCATCAAGAGTTGCAAATGCGGGAAACAGGATACCTAATATTTCTGAAACGCAAAACTATGTGAACAAAATTATGGAGGGTCTTACCTTGTCCCCATTATCAGCAACACAGATCGACGATGAACAGCCTTATGTACCTGCGTTGTATCAGCAACCACAGCCACAACAGCGCGGCTTGATGGGCTTTCTCAGCGGCCTTGGACAGCCAAGCCAGACAACGGGATTAAACTTTATGAACAAATTGGGGATGGCGGCAGCTACGCTAAACCCAATGAACCCCATGTCAGGCGAATACATCAAGTCTATGCAGATACGAGGTCAGCAAGCGCTTGCCGCCAAAGGCAGAAACCAGACAATTGAAATGCTGAAGCGTAAGGCGCAGCAAGGCGATGCCGTTGCGGGCCAAATCGCTGCGGGCATAGAAAGCGGTGGGATCAGCGCAAAAGATGGCATGGCGGCTTACTATAAATATACGCTGACGCCTGCTGAAGAAAGTACAAAGATCGAAAATTATAAGTATGCTTTAAATAGCCTTGGGATGACGCATGAGGAAGCACTTAAATTTGCCGCAAGTGGCGGTAATACAAACATCACGTTGCCTAGTGATGAAAAAGCGTGGCAAAAAGGCATGGGTGAATATGGCGTCAAAAGGTATGAAAGTATCCAAGATACGGCGCAAACTGCGCAAGAGTTAATTGACCAAGCGAATTTGCTAAAAGGCTTCATGCGTGATCCAAACTTCTTTAGTGGCGCTCTGGCAGACCAAAAAATGGCCTACAAGAAAATCATTGAAGCAATGGGCGGCGAACCTGCAAATGTTTCTTCGCTAGAAGGTTTTCAGGCTGTGGCCTCTGAACTAATTTTGTCAAAAATGGGCGGTTCTTTAGGAGCAGGGTTTTCTGAAGGTGATAGGAAATTTGTTGAAAGAATGGGTGCGCAGCTTACCACAACGAAAGAAGGTAATGCGCTAATCATTGCAATGCAAGAAGCTGTGGCGCAACGCCAGTTAATGATTGCAGCTTTTGCTGACGAATATGTTGATGAACACGGCATGATTGACGCTAAATTTAATCAGGCTTTGAGGAAGTGGGCAGAGGAAAATCCCCTTGAGGCGCAAGTTACTGTGGCAGAGCAGTCATCTTACTTCGATTAGAGGACAGATAAATGGACTTATCAAAAAAAGACAAAGATGGTCAATTTGTTATTACAAATCAGAAACTTACTGATGCCTATAATGCTGCGGTGGCAAAAGAAGATTTTGTTAATGCACTGACGTTTCAAAATGAGTTAGCCAAACGAGGCGCATTTGAAGCAGAGGGCGTGGGAATTGTCGAGAAAGGACTGTCAAAATTCTATGGCAGTTTGGCAAAAGGTTTTGGTGCGCCTGTGGACATCGCCGCAAGCGGTTTGCGCAAGGCGGGTGTGCCTGTTGGAGATGCGCCTGTTGGTGGCGAACAAAGCCTCAGAGGTTTAATTGATGTTGCTAGTGGCGGTCAGGCGTTCACAGACGCGAAGCCAACGACCACGGGCGAAAGGGTAGTTTCAAAGGTTATGGACGTTGCAGGGGAGACAATACCCGCAACAATAGGAATTGTAGGCGCAGCGCCAAAAGCTGTAAACCTTGGGACTGATTTATTCAGTTCTTTCAAGAATGTTTTGGCAAATGTTCGCGGAGAGGCGGCAAAAAATCCCGCTAAGTTTGCGCGGGATGAAGCTGCTATTGTGACAGGCGCAGGTGTGGCGGCGGGTAGCATTGAAAGTATGTTTCCAGATAATCCCACGGCTGAAACTGTGGCTGAATTGCTTGGCACAATGGGTGGTGTTGCGGGTGTAAAAGTTGCTGAAAGTTTAGCATCTAGAACGGCAGCAAAAAAAGCCAATTTGCCATTCACAGCGGCAGAATTAAAAAGGACTGCGGGTGAAGTTTATGAGGCACAAAAAGCTGATGGATTTTCTGCACAGCCAGAAGTAACGCAAAGCATTATGGAAAGTGTTTTTAGGCGGGCTGATGTTGACGGGATTATTTTGCCTGATGGCTCAGTTGACCCTGATTACACAAAAATGTCAGGAACGATGAAAATACTAGAGGCATACGCAGACAAAGGAATGACGGGCGCACAAATTTTATCAACGCGCAGGGGTATAAAAAACAGAATGAACGATGCGAAGGGCAGCGAAAAAAACTTACTGCGTAATGTTCTAAGAGATTTTGACGCGCACACTGCTGATTTGGCTCCCTCTATCAAAGTTGCAAACGCAATGTATGCCCGCGCAATGAAAGCAGAGCAAATTGAAGATTTACTTGAGTTGGCAAAAACAAGGGCAAACGCAAATGTAAATCTAGAAAATGCCATGCGTACAGAATTTAGATCGTTGCTACGCAGGATCGTTAAGGGAACAGAATTAGGTTGGACGCCGCAAGAGCAAGACCATTTAAGGCGTATCGTGGAAGGTGGAACGCTTGAAAATATGTTGCAGTTCATAGGGAAAGCCGCGCCTTCTGGCAGTATGAATGTTGCATTGGGTGGCGGTTTGCCATTTTCTCTTGCATATTCAGTTACAGGCGATGTGCCAACTTCAGGCG